AAATTCATCAGTTATTATAGTCTCATGAGATAGATGTCGGTCATACAAAATAAGGTGCCTTATAATTCGTATCATATACGTTTAGACCTGCTCTTTGAGTGAATAATTTCACTGGAGTAGCTCACACCATTTTGTTTAAGTCTATAAGTCAGTCACTTCAGTCTATACTAGATGTGTAATAGTCTACTCAATTAATAGAATATACATGTAATACTCTCACTCATGTTAAATCTACTAAATTATATACAAATGTACTTCTTAGATTATTATTACCTTGATAGTAATATACTTTAGTATTCCATCATTCATCTACTGCTCGTACTTTCAAATATTCAAAAGTACAAGTCAGAGCTACTACTGTAACTCATGCTTCATAATGAAGTACTCTTTTCCATCATGTCTGTCAGTAATATTGAGTACCATGCTTATCTCAATCGTCTAATTCTGGATAATATACCCATATATCTTGTCACGCAGCAACTACTAGTCTTGTATTATTGTAGTTAAGAACCGCTGTAATACTTCATTGCATGAATAGTCATGTAGTATCATTAGCGTCCTCAATAGATTCATCTGTATAATCGTTGTGGTCGTATGGCAGATATGTCATTTGGTCGTCAGCCTGTGCTGCAGTCTCTAATGCACATGGCACACTAGCTATATATCAGTAATTTATATTTGGATTTGATGTTGTATCTACTCTATTACTAGCAAACCATAGCTTGTCTTGGAACACTACTCATCGTACTGTATCATATTTATAACTATATGTACTTCATGCACTTTGATTTAACATAGTCCATTTAGTTCAACTTGTAGAACTAGGTCAATCTGGCAATTCATTTCAGTTAGAGTCGTAATGTCAGTTATATTGGAATCTTTTTAATAATACTTCATCTCATGCTGTTCTAGTATCTATAGGTAACGCCATTACTCAATGTTCTCATAAGCTTATTAACTGACATTTATTGAAATATCATTGTAGATAATCTGCTCTATTAGATAGTTTAATACCATGCAATTCATCATCTGTGTTTATATTTGAACTATATTGAAAACTATGGTCTAGTCAGTAGTACATATCTTGCGTAACTCAATCAGTCCAACTAACTTGTGAGATTTTATTTCATCATTTTGCTGCTGTTACTTGTTTCTTTGCTTCTCAAACTGCCATCTATTTATTAATAATGACTAAAGAATGTTGTATTTGCAAAATCTTCTTCAACTGGTCTCTTATCCTTATTGAGTCCATATATATTATCATGTAATGTCTGTTCGAATTGTTGATAGTACCATTGTGCTTGTTCTGGATTCTCTGCTTGATAGAGTCTAAATGTGATATAATCATCTATAGCGTCTAAGAAATATCGAGGCAAATTCAGACTCTCTATTGTAGTACTCATAGTAATATCATCTGTATCCTGTATGTAGTTATAGTTTAAGAACAACCCATTCTCTACATTCTTTGTAGGAGTAGGAAATATCTTAATATGGTCTTTATCTACAAATACGAATCTAGGATTCATCTTAGAAATTCTATTCCATGTGACTGGAGACCCCATTCACTGTCTTCATCATTGAGAAACTAGATTGTCGTTATCATCGTAAGTATTATTTGTAGGCTTAATATTATAATCAGTCAGATTTATTTGTTTACATATTCTATAGATTGGATTTCAGTTCTTATCTAAGTCATATGCTACTCTTAACTGAATAATACTATAAAAATCTGGCTTTCAAACCTCTCATAATGGTAAACTATAATTAGCTACATCTTTAGTTATATTCTGGACAATAGAAGAAGTATTCTGCATTCATGATACATATTCTAATATCATCTTCTGAAACATAAGTAGTCATTTCTTATACCATGCCAATCGTACATCCTCATTTACTTGACTCGCTCATCTTAACTCTTCTAAACACCAGTTATTATACATATTTCTGATAGTTGCCATCTACAGTTAATTAATAATATAAATCTGATTATGGTTAAGGGTTAGCTGTTGCCAACCCTTAAAGTATAATCAAACTAGTCAGTAACTAGAGATTCTTGCCACTGGTAGTCTGTTCCTGCTCTTGTTTCAAGTCTTACGATGAACAAGTCGTTTAGAACAGCACATCCATACATACATTTCCATCCTACTGTAGCTCTCTGATTTAATGGGTCTTCAGTTCCTGCAGCACCAAATGGTTTGTAGAAAGTTTGAAGATTTTGAAGAGTACCAACTCCGTATGCACCATCTCTGAATGCATAAGAAGGGTAAACTTGGAAATCAGGGTCTGAATCTACTGTAAATGGTTTTACGTTAGCAGAAATGTAGATGTCATAGTTTACTCATGCAGTAACAAATCCATCTTTGATTCCTTTGAAGTCTTCGTAGATTAATTTATTCAACCAAGTATTAGTAGAAGATGATTTAGCATAATCTAAGAATACATTAGGGTGCATAATAATCTTGAATCTTTCTCCAGTTTGTCCTTGTGAAGCAAGGTAAGTACAAGCTTTAAGAACTAAGTCTAAGTCCATAACGTCAGCAGCAGTTAATTCACTTCTTTGTGTAGCTGTTCCTGCGTACATTGCACCAACTTCTTCAGAAGCCAAAGTATCTTGAATGAATTCATCGATAAGTCTTCCTGCGTTGTTAGCTAGTTCTCTACCTTGTGCAGCGATGATAGGAAGTAATGTTTCAACATCCAATACATCTGAGATGATAGAGTAGTCTCCTAATTGAACAGGTACTGCAGTTACAGTTTTAACTACATTAGTGTGTCCATCTGGAGTAACTCCTTCAGTTAAAGCAGCTTGTGCTAGAGTAGTTTTCATAACTCCTAATCTAGGCCAAGTGATTGATTTGTATCCTTGATGAGAAGCTTTAGTACCGAATCTCATGAATACTGTAGATGGTTCTCCATTCTCTAGGAATGATTTTTGAAGTAAGTAAGTTAAGAAATCATTAACGTTTCCTTCGTTATTAATGTTTCCTGTTTTCATGATATTAGCAGCGTTTTCAGTTGCAATATCGAATCTGTCAAATGCCATAATAAATAAATGTTATAAGCTAAATAAATATTTAGCTAGTCCAACATTATCAATGATACCAAGATTGAGTTTTAGCTCGTTTGATTAGCTCTTCAGAGTTCATCTCACTCATTTTCTTTCCCCCAACCTCAGTAGTTGGATTAGCTCATTCGATGACACTCTTAGCTCATATAGATTCTTCTTGCTTAGGCGTTTCTGCTTGAACGGCAGCTACTGGTTTTCAGTTCTGTCATTCATACAAAGATACCATGTCGTTAATACTTAATGATGAGTATTTATCAGCGAAGGCGTTAAAGTCTCACTCATAACCTTTACTCTTCATAGTATTCTCGAAGTAAAGTTTCTTGTCTGCAGCTCTACCTGCAATCTGTTCATCTAACTTAGCTTGAAGTTCAGCCATTTCTTGATTATGCTTTTCTCTCAATGCAGCATAACCAGATTTTTTCTGCTCTTCCATTCAAGTGTCTAATTCCATATCAGTCATCTGATAATAAATACAATGTAAAGTCGTGCCATTGTACCAACACGAATTGATTTATAGACTTCAACTTGTCTGTAATTGATTAGTTTAACGACTTGCAACTTCGGTCGAAAGTATTTGAGAGTTTACTTTCTCTTTTTTCATTCTACTGCTTCTTGGTCCATCTTGTTTAATGCTTCTACAGCTTTCCTTATCTCTTCTGGGTCAGCAGTAATAACTTTAACTAATCTCTCCATTTCTCCCATTCATTGAACGAATCCACCTAATACTTCAAAGCATGTGTATCCCATCTTTTTAGGGTCCATGAAGTTGTTCTTAGCTAATGAAACAATGTCTTCTTCTTGTTTCTTGATTCTCTTCTCCATACATTTCTTTAGAACTTCCCATCAAGGCATTTGTTCTAATTCTTTAACAGCCTCAATTTCTTCATCTGTTAAATCATCGAAGTTTTGATTCTCTTCTTTAGTAGCAGCATTCTTTTTATCCATAGCTGCTTCTTGTTCTTGAATTTCTTGCTCTAGTGCCATTTTTAGGTTAGAATATAGATATAAATTAACGTATCCAAGCTTTATACGCATTTTTTCATGAAGTTGATTTCCTCATAGGATTCTTTCATGGTGTGTGTTTCATAACATTTTTAGTGCTTACCCATCATGTAGGTCATGGCATGAATCCAGTAACTTCTTCTGGGTATCTTCATACGATTTTACCACTAGTAGTTTTTCTATAACCTTTCATTTGTTACTTTTTCTCAAATAAAATAGATTTATTATTCTGAATTATCCGTTTGATTGGCTTTCCCCATGTAGTCTCCAAGCAATACTTCACTTGGTCCATGAATAATGTCCTATCAATCGTATCCATTCATTCTGTCATTATTGCGATGTCTTCCTTAGATAACATTCAGATTCCTTTCTGGTATTTTCTAAGATAGTTATGTATCATCTGTCTATACACTTCTTTCTTATATCTCTTCTTCTTTATTCTGTCTATCTCTCAGATTTTGATTTCTTCTCTCTCAGGTTCCTCTTTCAGTAAATCATTCATGTCCCTAAGAATCTTTCGCATTGTATTACATATTAGATAAAAACTCTTTTAATTTATTTACCATATTCATATCTACTTTATGTTTCTCTAACTTCTCTTTATCCCATTGCCATACAGTAGTTGGTAATCAGTTTGATACTAAATACCTTCTAATGTCATCTGGTAATTTGAATAGAGGTACTGCAGCAAGCTGTGCTTCGAACTTAATCCTTCATCTAGGCTGTTGTACTACTGTTCTTGTTCAATTCCCAACAATTTCTCATTTAAGCTGACTTCTAGTAAACATAACTTGTTGTTCATTTGTTACTTTACTTTCGATAGCCGTAGTAACTGGGTTTTCTTCCTCAACAATAGCGTCTATTGCCTCCTCTAAAGTTACCTCTTTTACTTCTACTTCTTTTACAGGTTCTTTCTTCTTCCTGTTAATAGATATTTTTCTCTTTGCAGGCATAATATAATATTATATAATAAATCTGACTACTAACCAATTCCATTCGATACATCGATATTCTGCATTCCACCAACATTCATTGACTCTCATCTCTTTGCATGACTTCATGCGTCAAATCATGTTCATGAATCTACATTGTCTACTGTACCATAATTTATATTAGTTAATGGGTCATTCTTCATTCATGCCATCTTAAAGTCTGTAACTTTAGATTGCTGTGCCATATTCATTTCTTCTGCACCTAGTCATTGACTAACCATGTACTGAAGTGCTTGAATGGCTCTGTTTTTAGCGTCTGTATCCTCAGCTCTATTATAATACCATAGCCTCATCTGAACATTAGCATTTACTGGTATATAGATAGATACATTCTGATTTAATAACAATACATCCTGTTTGCATTGATACTCTTCCAGATTCATCTTAGTTATACTATCTATTTCACTCTCATCTAGATTGTTATAGTATGCTATAGCTCTCTGGATGTTGTTTAATAAGAATGGAGGAGTCGTAGGGTCATTTACTAACATGTTGTACTGTTCAATATATGCACCTTTCTTCTCTTCATACATAATAGACTTTAATATTGGGTCTACTACTATGATTGAGAAGTCTCACTTAATATCTTTCTTAGTAACCTTCTTATATGTTCAGCTTAATCAATTATTAACTCTTCTAACTACCTTCTTACTTGAATTTCTCCAATGATACAACATAAATTCTCTATATAATTCAGCGAACTCTTTTGTTCAGTAGGAGAGTATCTGATTCTGTAATGAAGTAATCATATTAGCATTGATTTTCTGTATCTTACTAGCTGTAGCTGTACTAGGGTCAGAATTGTCTGATAATCCTAATCATTGTGCTGTAGCATTAGTAAATGATTCAGATAATGCTTTATTCTTAATCATACCAAGACTATTATATAAGTCTGAACTTATCTGTGTCTGTGGTAATTCATACACCATACTAGAGATAGGTTTTGTCATATCTCTCATCTTAACAGGGAACCATCTATTCTTAATACTCTGATTCTTCAAAGTATTAATATTATTCATGAATACCTGTTCATCTATGAAGATATTTCCTCACATAGCCTCTCTAGTTACCTTAATCTTATATAGGTTAAGTAATAACTGCTCTGTTCTGTGTCAGTCTTCTACTATATTACACAAACTAGTTCCCCACCAATCCTGTGAATCGTATGCGAATCCATAAACAGCAATAGGTATAATATTATCTGTCTCTGGTACATCATATATATCTAATATCTGGTCGCATAGCATTAGTACTAGATACAACTTATTCTCTCCAGTATTCTCATCATATATATAAGTATAATGATAGTGAATTGTGTAATGTCCTGTTGTAGAATTATAGCAAGTAGCAATACTTCTAAGGAATGCGTCATCTGTCTCTAATCAGTCAATATATACATCATAGTGATGAAGAATCATTTCCATGAAGTCTTTGTTAGCTGCTACTGGGAGTTTCTCTAGCTGTTGTCTTGTTACAACTCTATCAAATCAGAAGAATGGATAATCCTTAACAAGTAATGAACCATCATTATAAGGATAAACAAATCTAGGGTCTATCCTCTGTACTGTTGGAACATTCTTCTTAGAGTCATACCCACTAAAAAGGAAAACGGCTTTACCATACTTAGCCACGTCTTCTAATCACATATATCTATCAAAGTCCCAATGTTCATTTATATAGTCTGTGTGAAACATATCTGTAAAGTTCCTAGCTTCCATCTGGAACAATACATTCTCATCTTCCCATGATACATCTGGCTCATTTACTATACAAGTTGCTTGCATAGTCCTTAAACAAGCCCAGAAAATCTGACTTCTTAACAACTCATCGTCCCTTTTAGTTGAATATATATCCCTCTGAGTCATAAAAAGAGAGTTTTTAGAACGGTTCGCTTCAAATCCATGTCTATACTCTCATATTATTTTCTGTCTTAACTCGTCTGTTAGTTTAACCATCTATCTAGCTATTGAAGTTAAATAACTGCTTATATCGTCATCATAATATCTTAAATATGGATACATCCTCATTATCATTGTATCTAATAAGTCTGGACTCCTTCAGATTCTTGCTTTCATCTTGTCCTTTCACTCTATCTTTGTCTTTCAATCTATACTCTTCTCATCTATATACACATTCATCATCTCCTGTGTGAGTATTTCCCAGTCCTTATCAGCGTCTAAATGTTCTCGTTTTACTGCTATCTCTCATTTCTGCACCTTATCTTGAAGTAGGAATGCACATTGACTCTTTAGATTAGCGTAATTCTGCTTAGTCATTCACTCTACAGGTCTAGCATTGTTTATAAATGCTGTACTGTATGGTATTCAGTCAACTACTCATCATCCTACTCAATCTGCGTCTATTATTATATTCCTTCACTCTATCTCGTACTGATTCTGTATCAATTTTATTGATGTCTTCACATCTTCTACACTACTTTTAGCATATGTCCATACTCTTATCCATGTATTTCATCTCCGTAAAGATATTCTAGTGGTATCTTTTCCAAATCTGGCAACGTCACAGATAAGAAAGTACTGGTCTCCATGAGATTCATTAGTCTTTAATAAGTCTAAGTCTCATTGTTTAAATAGTAACCACGTATTATCATCGAAATCCCATCTTCAGTATAACAGTCTTCTCTTCGTCTTCTCACTAGCTCTCTCTAGGTTCTCGATATATCACTTATCGATGAAGTTATTAGAATATACTAATGATGGAATGAACACCGCTCTATCTCAATCCTTATGCTTATGCTTATAATATCTCTCATAAACATGTCATGGATTAGGATTGAATGTCTCCAATACCTTCCCTAGAATATTACATTCAGTATTCTTGAATCTTCATACTCTAGTTTGTAGGATTTCAATTCACTCTAATGGACATTCTGCACTTTCCTCTACAAATGCTCATGTAAGTTCTAGACTTCAGAACCTATTATATAGAGGGTCTTGTGGTAAATAACATCACTCCCTTAGTAATATCTGACTACCATTGGGAAATGTTATTATGTTTGACACATTATTAAGTTTACCACGCATGTCTTCTGGTATGTTGTAGTCTCTATAGAACTTCTCTAATGAGATAACAGAAGTCTGCTTAATATTCTTAATAGTATCACGTACTAGAGCATATCTAACTCACGGATATTGATTACACATTCTCCATAACCATATGATTCAGAGATATGTCTTTCATCATCATGCTCATCCTCAGTATCAAATGGCCGTATGATAGTCGTCCATTAATACCTCAAAGGCTTTCTGCTGATTCTCCGTTAGTTTTATCTCTACGTTCGCCATATTATGATACAAGGGGTGCAAATAAAAAATAATTCTTATCTATTTCTCATATTCTCTCTCATCTTTCTTAAATAATCTTCATAATCTTTTTTCTCTTTAAGTCTGTTGGCTCTTCTTCTCCTACTCTTCAATGTATTCTCATTAGTAGAGAATGGCTTGCTATATTTATCCTCTAAATCTTCTAGTGGAATCTTAGTCCCTAATCGCTGCTGAAACTCATAGAGTCCAAATTCCTTGACACTTGCTCATCATTCTCTCGTGGACTCTCAATCTCTTCCTCTGAGAAATTCACATATGTATCAGAGGCAGAGTTTTGCTTTATATCATTCTGAATGTCATTCTTTGACTGGTCTGCTCATTCGTTACTAGCAACTGATATAAATTGTACTACTGGTGCTTTTACTTTCTCTCATTCCTCTTCTACTGCTTCTGGTTTATATCTCCTATCTCTTAACTTAATAAACTCCATAGCTGTCTTTGAATCTCATTGTCTGATTCTTCTCTGTATCGCAGCTCTTGCTATCATCTTTGGAAACTGTCTCGCTATATCCATTCTCCTAGCAAAGTCTGGATTAGTATTCCTATGATGATAATATGATGGTACGCTGATTCATGCTAATATACATGCTTCCTCTATAGTTCCATCCATCTTCAAACACTCCTCTATAATCTTATATTGCTCTTCTCAGATTCGTGGTTGATTATTATTCATCTGATTCTTAGCAGGAACTGGTATCATCTCTTCTACCGTCTTTACCTTAGCAAGAGTGCTTATGTCCTTTACCTCTTCTCAACTTTCTATCTTTTTCATTTGTCTTAAATAATGATTTAAACTTTAATCGCTGAGTCCTAGTCCAAACTCTAGCCTTCTCATGTCGCTCTAGCTTTCTATAATCTAGTGGAGTGTGTATACATCTATATAGGTCTCGATGTTTCTTCTTAACCCTCTGATAGAACGCATTGTAATTTACATAGGGGAGTCAGGCTTCTATCATTCTGGCCTTGTGTACTTCCCAACAATGCTTAATGTTACCTCTATGGTCTAGGTAATCTAATGGATAGACGAATTTTTGCATTATATATAATATTATATAATAAAAACATTTTAGTGTCTCTTATCATACTCTGTCCATATAGCTCTCCATTTTCTTCTAGGTGCATAAAAATTCTTAGTAGCCCATAACTTCTCATTCTTCTCAATGAGCTTTGGCATTATCTTCTTTAAGTCATATTTTTTTCATTTAGGAGAAAGTGATACATGCAACTTCTTAGCAAGTTTAGCTGATGTACCTTCTCAAAATTTTAAATCAATCTTTCTATCATATTCAGCGTTAGTCTTTAACTTTAACTCTGGATTTCATAACGGTCCAGTTATTAAATTACAATTATGACACTGTAAATTGATATTCTCTTCCTCTAAACATATCTTCTGAAATTTTCTACTATACCTATGTCATCATGCATGCTCTCCCCATGTACACAATCTACCACATGATATACATCTACCACTTCAATTCTCATCTGAATCCCTTAACCTAGAATTCTCCTGTGCTAGTTCCATAGCAAATTGTATTGGCTTAATCTTAGGTCACTCTGTCTTATACTCTCTCTTAGGCCTTCACTCCATTACCCTAATCTCATTCAAACACTTCCTCTTATACTCCTCTTCCTTCTTCTTTAAATAACTCCTCTTCTTCTTCTCTAACTTCTCCTTCTCGTATTCCAAACTCTTGTTAGCCTTAGCTACCTTATTCTTAAAAAGAATACTGTATTTATAATCAGCTTTTATCTCTAATTCTTTAAATTTCTTATCCCATTTAAGCTGTATACTCTCTTTTGTCTTCATTTAAGAAAAAACTCTGATAGTAAAACTAACAGAGAGTTCTCAATCAGAGTTTCTTTATGGCTAATTAATTTAGTAATAGAAATTTTTCATTTTTCAAGAGTAAATTATAAGTTAGTTTATAATTATTAGTAAACAAAATAGATAACATCCTTATGATACCTATTCTTCTTCCATTCATTATACTCCTTCTGTAAATCTCCCCACGTATCAGTCATATGTAATTCAACCCTATTCTCTACATACTCTCAATCAGAATCTATATAACCAACATACTCATATCTAGGCTTCTCCTTCTGAACCTGCCTAAATGTCTTCTCTTCCATTAGTTCATTATACTGAGACCTACTAACTCATCTAAACATCATTGCTATTTAATTAAATTATAAAACTATTCTTCATCACTCATAACCCACTCATGAAACTCATCCCAATTAGCTCACTTCACATTCTGCTTTATCCAAGTAAACGCTTTCCTAATCCTCTTATCCTTCTCCTCCCTTTCCTCTCTCCATAATCTCTGATAATATTCTGAATTCGCCTTATATTCATCTATCTTATCTATATCCACCCCATCTAACCTCTTTTCTAATTCAGATTTTTCTTTTTCTATTTTCTCCATCTTCTCATTAAATCTCCTCTTCGCCTCATCATAAGCCTCCTGCCAATACTCCCCAACCTTTATATACCCTCTATCTACGTCATGTATAATTAAGCCATCCCTAATCTGATTGTCTAACCATCTTACCGCCTTTCAATCCTTCCCACAATACTCCAATATCTCCTTCTTCTGTAAAAACCATGCCATCCTATATTAGTTAAAAATCTAAAAGTTGTAAAAACGACAACTTAATATACCCAAAAAAATATAATTTTCAAGCACAAAGTTGTTTTTTTTGCAACCAATATTCTCCCCAAAAAAATATCTCAGACATGCAAAACTTGATGACTATCTCCCTAAAATATGGAGAAACTTGAATTCAAGTCTATTCTTTTCTCCTTTTTTTGATGATTTTTTGTGGTTGTTTTTTTTGCAACTAACATTTTACCAAAAATAGCGAGTGATAATCTATGCATATAACCCCCACCACGCAAATCGGTGGGTGGCCGTCTTATTTTCAAGGCTCATTAACTAACTTTTCAACGTCTCACGCTCTCACAGACTGACTGAAAATAGAAAATTGAAAACATGATACAAAAAAACAGTATAAAAAATGATTAGAAATCCCAGTTTATACCGTCTCACAAAATCAAAATAGAGATATTTTATATTGTTTATGGAATATTGTCTGTTTTGTGCTTTTTTGTGATAAACAAACCACAGAAAAGCAATTAATATACAGTTTAAAAAGTAAACCATAGAAAACGGATTGAAAGAATAAAAGCATGATAGTATATAGTATATATATATGTAAGATATTGAAAAGTAAAAAGGAAGAAAAAAAAGTCTGATTAACTATCCAGAATGTACTAGTTTTTCATGATTCACAAATTCACGCATAAGATTTTAATTTTAGATTTTTTTAGGATTTTAAAAATAGAGGATTTTTTAGACGCTTGTAATATATATTTTATCCAGTCTATAACTTGCAATACTCAATTTTATGAAAATCGCTTGCAATTGATTAGCAATTTTATATCATATAGTTAGTTCAATACAAGAAAACATGGACTGCATTAGACTAAACGTATAGGATTGTAGGAATGTTTATATATTGGACGACGACGTTATAAATAATTGACTGTTTACTGTTTATGGTTTACAAGTCTAGAAGGTATTTTACAGAATAACCAAATGCTCGCTTGCATATGCAAGGAATCCATTCACTCTAGGAATAGATAGGATTTTCAATGACTGTTTGACGTGTAAATCGTCGCTCGAGAGGTAGTAAACTTTAAAAGCTCATTTTTACAAGTGAGGATTTTCTTAAAAAATAACCTTTTTAGTATATAATCACTTGTAAACATGATAAAATCAAAAAACTGATATAATGCAGTAATAGAGACTGTAAAAAATAACTATTTTATAGAATTAGAAAAAATCTGATTGAAAAAATATAGATTCAATGCATATTCTGAATGAGACTGTATATGGACGTTGAATTATAAAATTGAAAAATTGAAAAAATGAAAATTCACTGAATGTATAATTGACTTTTTAAACGCTTTTAAAATAAAAGATTTTCAATTTATGGACTATTAATTGAAATCGAAATCTCACTTGTAAAAACAAGCTTTTAGAGTTTATGCTTTTTAGAGGTCAATTTTTACTAGTTGCATTTTCTTAAAAATAACCTTTTTAGCTTGTAAACTAGTAAAATCATGAAAAATACAGTATACAATATCCAGTTAGGATTGAATGATAAGGACGAAAAAATCCAATTAATAGATAGTGAATCAGCAAAAACTATCGTAAAAAAACAATGCATTGACTTTTTTTGATGAGGTAGTATTTCACTTTTAGAGTGAATTTATAAACATGAGGACTGAACTGTAATAACTGAAAATTCTGTCAATATATACCTTATAACTGAAAAACCAATCGAAGAATTTATCCAGACTTTGAAAGCAATTTTCAATCAGGAATCCATATTAGTGAGTAAAGCAATTGAAAATATAGAATTTATGTAATATATCCACTTGCAACTAGTAAAAACTGACTTTTAAAAAGCCAGAAATAAAAATCTGAATTAATAAAAACAAATCTAATAAAAAAACCTTTTTAGTTTACTATTTTTGAAATCATGAAAATTTTAAAACCAGATTATGAAAAAACCAGTAAAGAACTGGAATTTTGAATGAGTATTCATGCTGAAATGTATCATGAATGAACTCATCAAATTTTTAGAACATGGATTCAAAAGAATTGAGAACGTATAGGAGAAATCCAGACGCTACATTTGAAATCATGGTACAATCCAGAGGAATATGTGAACTCATTCATAGAAGAATTTGAATCTAGAGCCGATGAAATCTAGTTAAGAACTAGCAAAAACAAAAACAAAAAACCTTTTTAGCTTTTAAGTTATAAACTCATGGCATACACAATCAATATTTGAAAATTTACATTTGTATGTAAAAGTGATTATGATAGAATCGCTTTTCATCATACGGCTGACGCAATTTATAGGAATAGAAATGTAGGGAATTCATATTGTCAATATTACAATAGAACTCGAGAACGTTGGACTTTTCAAACGGCCGTTTTGGATTCTTTATACAACGCTGAAGAAAATAATAGACCGAACAAACGAAAATATCGAGAGGAATGGCTTAACTCTCCATTGAAAAAAGCAATCGATGAGGCAAAAAAACTAGCTAGAGAAAATCTATACTAAAATTTCAATCCTAACTGATGAGAATTTATCAGTTGGGAATTGGAGTTTTGGAACTCCATAGTGGTTTGCAAGTGGATTAAATCCTCCATTCTATTGCATGTGGATTCATGCAATAGAAATAGAGGCTTTGAACTCTAACCTTTTTAGCTTTTTATTTTTCTATTCATGAAAAAAGAAGAAATCTACTCAACAATTAGAGGACTCGCTAGGAGTCAAGGTTGCCGATGAAGATTATTACATGCATGGGAAGAGGCATGAATAACTGAAACGGCATTAGAAGAACTAGAGAAGATGAATTTTAAGGATTCATTGGATTTGGTACTGTTTCTAGAGTGAAATGCGTAAATGCTAGTAAAAACAAAAAAGAAATCTGAATAAAAACAAATTAAAACAAAATTAACCTTTTTTAGCTTATTTTAAAATTATTATCATGAAAAACTTAAAACAAATGCTTATGGAGAAGAATTATCTCTACTGAATGTGTCAAATGACTGGTTATATGCCAGAAAATGAGGACTTGTTTTACAAGCTAGATTGAGACAATATCAAGGAATTATTTCAAAAAATTAAGGATTTATACAAGGAGGACAAGAAAAATTATATCAAGGCGTATAAATACATAACTGAACTTGAAATGTTTATCAATTGGAAAGGTCGAATGTACTCTGAATATCCAGATTTATGAGATGATAAAAACAATAGTACAACATTTGGAAGAATGTGGGAGAAAATGCATGATTTCAACTGTAGTAAATTCGATTATAATACAGATGAATGAAAATATTATTTCCAAACTATAGATTAGAACTGGAACAAAAACAAAAACAAAAATAACCTTTTAGCTTATGTTTATTTCATCATGGATAAATCAAATTATAAAACATTAGGTCAAATGCTACAAAACATTGTAGAAGATAGTAATGAACGATTCTCATTGCATGAGTTTTTATTAGAATCTACTGAAGAAGATAGAAAAGAAATAGAATCTAAACTAGTAGACGCTGACTATAAACAATTTTATGAATTTATGGATTCAATATCATTTGTGAATAGAACAGAGGTACAAATGGCAGTCTGTGAGTATCTAGAATTTGTAAATGATAGACCATTATGTATGTGAGAAATGTGAGATATTTATGAGATTGTAGATGATTATATAGGAAATAGAAATCTGAAATTAGAAGATGAGGAAGATTAATTTATATCTTAATATTTCAAATCATGGAACGAGAAACTTTAGAAAATGGTAATTTATACAAGGATTTATGAACTACTGGATTGATTATAAGACCAGACTGAACTTGTATAATTAATTACTTATGAGAGAATTGAGACTATCATCAAATAGCTTTTGATAAGGCAATAACTGATGATTATTGCTTGGAAAATAAAAAATACATATTAGAGAAAAAAGAGGAAGAATTTTTTGAACTTATTCACACTTTTAGCTTATAAGTTTATACAATCATGACAAGAAAAGAAATGATAGACTTTTTATTGACTCCAAATAAGGCTTTTAAACCATTTTGTGAGCCGAATGAATACAAAAGACTTATGAATGAGGCAAAAGCCAGTCGAGAAGAAAAATCTGATGAAGAACTCACTAAAGCTTATAATGAGCTTATGAGTATTGCAAAACTTATTTAACCCTTAACCTTTTAAAAATATGAGTACTAGAGCAACCGTTTATATTCATTGATATGATGAATCATTATTAGATATTAAATTGTATCATCATTGGGATTGATACGTAGATTATCTAGGAGAAATGCTAGATAAAGCCTTACAGAAATGGAGAAAATGAATTAGAAAAGACGTATTACGTGCAAAAACATTACTAGAAAATGTAATAAGAATCTGATGATTCGAACAAGCTTGGGATTGCCATTGAGACGTGGAATATATCTATCATGTTTATTATGATATGACGAGCTGATATGATAAGAAATGAAAACACTATCATGACTGACGGTACAGACTGGAATGTCAGAGTTGAATGGATTATGGAGAGGACAAATTAAATAAAAAACCCCAAGTTTTATTAAGTCAGTACTGGGATTGAAAGAAAAAGAAACTAGATTGTAAACAAGCTGAAATAGAGCTTGGGAACAGATGAAAATTCATACCAGAGTATTTTAATTCTTAACTAGTTATAGTCATGGAAAAAAGAAAAACAATCAAAATGCTTACAGACTCTCTTATTGAGGAGACTGATATAAAGTATACAGCACACTACCGATTTGAGAATTTGGAGTGAATGATTACAGACCTCATAAACGAGAATATATGAGAATGTACTAAAGATGAGAAAGCAGAAATAGTACATAACGTATTTATGTACGTATTTAGAGAATTAGAGACAGAGAAATACAAATTCATAAGGTACTCTTTACCAGTAGAATTTTGAAGAAATATCTTTTAGTTATTTATATCATTAATAATTATTATCATGACGATAGAACAATTAATTAAAAAACTCGAGAAAGAAAAGAATCAAAAGGCAAAAATCAGAATTAAATTCTGGGATTGAACTTTTAATCATCGAGTTGACGTAAAACATTGCTATTTCAATGTTGATAGATTTTATATCATTACTAATGATTAATCATGGAGAATAAGAGACAAATTAGAGACAATGTCAAAATGATTAAATCAATCATAAACGACGTATTAGACAGCGAAGACCAAAGAAACGACGACGAAAATTTCTTTGCTGTATTAGACAGATTAGAAATAATCCTAGAACTTTTAAATCCTAACCAATTATAATCATGAAACATTCACAAAAACTACATTGTCGACAAATAGTGTCAGAAAAAAAATGAGAACTCGACTATCATAATATTGATAGTGAAGACGATGAGCTTACCCAAGAACTATTTAATACAATCCTAAAATGGACTGATTTCGATAGTAAAATCCTATCAATTACTAGAATTAACTAATTTTATCATTAACCAATTATTAAAATGTCAATGTGAGTATGCCCTTGTTGTAATAAAGCAAATCTAGATTATGATTCTGCTGAATTTTATGACGACCAATGCTATTTTCCACGAGAATGCCAGAGTTGTTGAGCTACATGAGAAGAATGGTATTCTATGGATTTTATATGACACGAAAATGTGAATATAGAAAGTAGTACTTTAAAAAGCGATTTATTCGACCATTTGAATAACATTCTATTCAGTAAATATTCAGAGATTAAGAATGCTATTATGGACTGGTGTGATGATGAAGATATATCTCTAGATGAGGCAACTATATGAGATTTAATATCAGACTTTATAAGTCAGAAAGAACTTTACAATATAGATTATGATAATTAAGAAAAACTGGACAATTAAGTCCAGTCTTCCCTAACCTTTTTAGCTTTCGTCTGAACGACGACGCAAGCAATCAGAATGATTGCAATTGATTTATAGTTTTATTTGATTAAAATTCAAGCAATTTTATCCCTAACCAAAAAGAATGGCAATTAGAAAACCCATATGAGATTGGCAACTTTTTGAACTAAAAGACCATAGAAATAATACGGCTACTGAACTTATAAAGTGCTATTCTCCAACGCAATTAGCATACATGGATTGAATAGACGTGAGAACTGTTAAACACTCAAAAAGGTATCTACCAGTCAGAGTTGATTCATGACCTGCTATGGATAGATATAGAAGATGAACACAGAATAAACCGTATAGAATCATGTATATAAGAATGGACGAGGTTAAGTTTATATTCCATAAAAGGACTTGAAATAAACTAACAGTAGAAATTCAATAAAAAGAAAAAATAAAAGGCTGATTTGTCAGATACATATTTTTGAGTAAAATTTGTTTTTTATTTTCTAATTTTATTAAGATGAAAATAACGAACGAACTATTACTCTGACGAATGCAATATCTAGAAAATAAGGCATTTGCACCTACTACAATCGAATGATATTTTACAGACGTTAAACTCTTCCTAGAACGACTAAAGAATGATATAGGTACTACCATATCATCAGAAAATATAACGCTTGTAGAAATTGAGAAATGGAAAACAGTCCTACTGAAAACTTTTACGCCAAAAACTAGCATTTACTACACGGTAAGACCTACTCTTTCTCAATGAACTGTGTACTGAAAATTAACGGCTATCAAATCATTCATGAAATATCTAAACTATTTCTATGATGAATGAATCGACTATAGAAAAATAGAGCTAAAAAAATGTAAATCTGATTATGTAGAATGCATAACAGAAAATGAGTTCAGACTTTTTATGAACTTTATAGGAGATTATGAGAAATACAGAATCAATGCATTAAGGAGTCAACTACTATGCAATATCTGATATACTAGTGGATTGAGGCTATCTGAAATGCTACATTTGACTATCGATGATATAAAGAAAAAAGAAATCAGAATAACATGAAAGTGAAACAAGACTAGGCGAGTATTCTTCACTCCGTCAACGGAAGAACTTTTAGAAAACTACCTAGATGAGAGAGAAAAACCTATTCCACGAACATGAATAAGAGAAAAAGAGTCAGATTATGTATTTATTTCTCATAATTCATGATATGATTACTGAAATCCTATCAAAAAGAATACAGTATGCGAAAAAATAAAAAAATATAGTGATGAACTGAATATTTGAAAAAGAATAACAGTCCATTCATTAAGACACTCATATGCAACCAAGCTACTTGAAAATGGCTTAAATATAAGGGAAATCCAAGAATTACTCTGACACAAAGATATACAAACAACTGAATGATATTGTCATGTATTAAAATCGAACCTAAAAAATAGAGTAATCTGAATCTTTACCTAGTAAAACTTTTTTAGCACAATCTCTTGACATTCATATACAGATTTGTATTATACTAGTGTAATTAGTTAAAAGTATTGCTAATCGACATAGGTGTGAACCTATAAGGTCGTGGGTTCGAATCCCACCCCTCCCAAATCATATGATTTGAATAGTCGGTTAGTTGATACTAATCGACTTTTCTTTATGGCTAAAAGAGAGTTAGTCGAGCAAACTGATTACATAATGGTCTATTAAACGGTGGGACACAGTTAAGAGTAGATTAAATTAGCTGTGGTTGGTATGGGAAAAACAGGTTTCCACGTACCTATAGACCACCCAAAACAACCTAGCTAATTTAGTTTACTCTTTTTCTTTAACAAAAAAAATTGAGTGGATTAGATAGCTGAACTACTTTTATTTTATTATCTTATAACAAGATGAAACACTTATTAAAGCATGGTAAAGACACCACTTACCTTCACTCAATTTATTGAGGATTGTTTGTTATGCACGAACCTATCGCAGACATGATTGACTTTGTAGAATGACACCAATGAATCGTGCAGTATTTATGGGATTCAGAATGAAATTCATGCCCTGTCTTAATGGACTATATAGACGTAATATTTGATTGAAAAGAAATATGGTACAACAACATGAATGAGGAGTTCTTTAACCAATTACAAATAAAATAATGTTAAAACCAAAATTTATTCCAATGCCTATTTCAGTTTTAAAAGAATGATACTGACTAATAGAGGCTTGTATAGTATGATATTTAGATTTTTACCAAAATCAAAACAAGGATTTTAGTGCAACTAATGAAGAATTAGCTGAATTATTAGTAGTATCAGAGGCTACAATTAAAAGAGCATTAAAGAATCTGAATGATAATTGAGTTATATCTATTGATAAAAAACAAAAGGAATGAGGCTGAATATTGAGAATGATTAGATTGGGTCAAAATGAGCTTTTAGAAAGGGTCAATTTGAGCCTTTCTAAAGGGTCAATTTGAGCTTTTCATAATATTATACAAGAAGATATAAATAATAATTATTCCTTTAACGACTTTTGGAAAGATTACCCTCATGCTAGAAAATGAAAGAAAGCTGAAAGTGAGAAATACTTTAAACAACAAAATAATGAAGATGTTAAGAAACAAGTAGAGATACTTAAACGAAAATTAAAAGCATGATTACAAGAATCCCAATTTATTCCTGCTTGTGAACGTTGGATTAGAGACTTTACACCATTAAATGATGACGTTATTAAACAAGATTTAGTGAGAATCTGTAAATGGCACTTGAATGCATGATGAGACATGAAACAACGTTCTATAGAGTTAAAAGAGACATTTGGAGAGCAACAGATAAATGAGATAGTCAAAGCTATCCAGAAAAAAGACAGTCCAAAGATTTTATTTACCAATCCCTAACCTATGTATAAATTTGAAGAAAAGATTTGAATAGTGTATCCTAGTGAGGCATTTGATGATTTCGAATGTATCATGACTGGAGAACTTGCCACAATCATTGCTGAATCTAACTCATGAAAGACGACGTTCGCTTTAGATATGATAGCAAAAAATTCAGAAAATTGAGTCAAGGGGTTCTATATTAATCTAGAATTCCCTATTGAAACAATGTGGCAATCTAGACGGCTATGGCTACATAACAAGACAAAAAGAGATTTAACTCAAAACTGAACGTTGACTGATTTAGAGATTAAGGACATGGAGAGTTATATTAATAACAATCTAAGTAAGTTCAAATACTACAACAGTCCAAATTGAATCTGATTACAAAAGCTGATACAGATTATAGAGGTATCTGCAATGGAGTGATACAAATTATTCGTGATAGATACATTCTCTAGGATTCAATGAAATCTAGAAAAAGATTCTAGGTCTCATCAGAATCAATGCATGGAACAAATGCAAGAACTGGCACAACGTCTTAATATAGCAATCGTTATGTTGCACCACACAAATAGAGCATGAACTTGGGAAGGTTCACAGAAAATAATGGACTTATCAAATGTATTCATCGTGATTAGTAAAGAAGAAGACGCTGAATGAGAACAGTATAGGAACTATGCATTACTAAAAGATAAATACGTCGTTAATAAGGACGTTGATGTTTATTACAGATGATGACGCTATGAAAGATTTTAACTGGAAAGAGAAGTATGATGACTTCGACGCAATAGAGGATATTGAACCATTAGCAATGCAAAAAGAGTGGTGCATTGTGAGAACTAGAAAGCTAATGCCTACATTGTGGTTCATGCAAGACGCTTGACGAAAAATATGGGAACTCACCCCAGATGATGAGGACTGAATAGAGTATGAGATTCTCACATACTACAAACCAAAACAAAAATAATCTTTTTATCCCTAACCTTATAAAAACATGGCAAACGAAAAACAACGCTTAGTCAAGTTTGTTGAAGAGCTGAACTTCGACGAACTAGAGGAATGACAAATGTTCGCTATGGTTGATTGAAAATTAGCCATAATAAATCCTACAGAAGAAGATTGGAAAGATTACTATGCAGACAAAAAAGCTGAACGAGACTTAGAGGATATGTATTTATCTCAATATGATGACCAAAATGAATGCTAATACAATGAAAAAAGTTGCATTGCTACATGAGATAGCAAGACAGAATAGAATTATTGAGTTAAGACTCAAAATGCAGAAGACTCTTCATACACAGATGAAAGAGCAATTCCAGAAGATGATTACTAATCTTCAAAAAAAATAGTTTTATCCCTAACCTATTATACTAATGACAACAGACAAATCATTAAAAAACAAAGCCATAGATATCAAATGAAAAGACTATGTGCTTGTAAAAGACAGAGTTCTTTACTTTAATGAGGCTTATCCTAACGGTTCAATCGTTACGCAAAGAATCATGAGCGAAGAACCATGAATAGAAATATTTAAGGCTGTCATAACTCCAGATTGTAGCAAGCCAGAAAGATACTTTACTGGATACTCACAAGCTAAACGATGAGACTGATTTATCAATAAACAAGCGTGTCTCGAAAATGCGGAGACTAGTGCCGTTTGACGTTGACTGGCATTTCTTGGAATTTGAATCGTCGAATCAATCGCTAGTGCTGATGAGATAGTAAAGGCTGAAAATACAGCAAAGGCAACTAAATCAGAACCAGTAAAAGAGACAAGCGTAGATGACAATCCTAACTGACGATTCAAGAAAGCAATCAGTAGTAAAAAGTTCATGCAAGATTGTATGGACGAAGACGACTTCATAAGAAAAATAAAAAACAAGTATACAGTAGACGATATTATTGAGACTCAATTACGTGAGGCATACAAAAATAATATGTGAATAGATGACGGTCCAGTAGATTTACCATTCACAGATTAAATATGATTCAATTAATAGTAATTTTATGAGCAATAATCGTAGGTAGTACCGTTGCAGAAAATCAAATCCAAGAGGTAGAACATACAGAGGTGGTAAATACTCCACTGTATGAATGAACTGCCTCTTGGTATGATTATACCCTCAATATAAATTGAATAGATAAAGTACGAAGTAAAGACCACAATACTTGTGCTTTAAGAATATATGAAAGGTATCAGACATTCTTGGTATGCTCTAAGAGTACAGGTAAGTGTGTCGAATGCTACCATAATGATTATGGACCAAAGCGTGAGGATAGAGTAATAGATTTATCATCTCACGCATTCAAGGAATTGTGAGTGCCTTTAAGTAGATGACTCACAGAAGTAGAAGTTTATTTAGTAGAGAAGTAAGATGTTCGAAAAAGATTTAAAAGACTGAAAAGCAATAGAGAGAGAATTCGCCTCTAGACTAATGAAATGGGATGTGAGTAAGATAGAGTTCTCACAATGACAATTTGCTGACTGGGATGTGAAAGCTACAATCAAGAAGAATTGATTGGAAGTTGAGCGTACATATGAGGTTAAAGATGATAAAGTAAGTCCTACATCATGAAATGTCTGATTCGAGTTTAGATATAATTGAAAACCTAGTGGAATCTTTACAAGTAAGGCTGATATAATCGTATATCATATCCAAGATGATTTCTACTATGAGGATAGAAATGAGTTATTAATCAAGTTATGTTCTATTCCTAAAACAGAGATTAAATGATGAGATAATGATAAGTCAGATATGTATCTAGTTAGTAATCTATATTTAGATAAATTATTTAAAAAACTATAATGAGAAGACTAATCAGACTTTTATATTATTTACTCTTAGAAAGTATTTGAAAACGAATACTAATCAGATTTATTTAATTAATTTTATACCTATGGAAAAGAGAAAAGAAAAATCTGAATTAGACAAGATATTAGATGGATTAGATAGAAGTTGCTGACTGGTAATGGATGAATATATAAAACAGAATTGTATGAAAATCTTAGAAGAAAATTGAAATCTGAAAAAAGAAGTAGATATATTATATAGAGCTAATAGAAGACTTACTTGGACATCTATACTAATTGCAATTATGCTACTAATTTCGGTAGCATTTCAGACTTTTTAATTATTTAATAAATTAAATATGTCAGAAAAAGAAATCTGAAAGCTATTGGAGTTGCTTAATGAGTATGAAACTCCAAGAAGTTGAGTAGTTTATAAGAGCTATGATGATTATGATTGATTTTTCTATTGAGTAGATTGCGATTGAGAAACAGAGATAGCTTGGAGTGATAGTCTTATATGTAGTAAGAAATTCTGATTTATAGAATGGCTAGTAGATAATGATAAGATAGACTTATATAAACTACCAATTAGATTAGAAGAATACTACCAAAGTACAGAGGCTGTTGGTTATATTACAGATGATGAAAACATACTTCTTATGGAATTAGCTATCCAAGATGAGCCTATCAGCTTTTTAATTAATATTTTAAAGTAATGAACAAAGAAAAGGAATATAAAAGTCTGATAGAAGGACTTAATAAACTATCAGAAGATTTCCCTGCCACTAAAGATAGGATGGTAGAGATAGCTAAGATACTCCTAGCTGAACATTACTGATACATCCCTAAATGAAGGGATAGTGATATTTATGATGATAAACAATACGAATGAGACAATGTGTAAGATGTTGAGTCCACATAGAAGATAGGAATCTACGATGTAAGAAATGTAGAGAACGTGTGGATGAAGAATTTAGATGAGAGGCTGATAGGCCTTTTCAATATTATTTCCGTTTTAACCTTAAAAGAATGAGACATGAAAACAATGAATTGTGAACTTTGCTGAAAAGAAGTGGCAAAAACATGATGAAGAAAATACTGCACTAAGTGTAGAATAGCCGTTGATAAGCAATTGAATAGACAATACTGCTTAAAACATGCAAAGAAATATAAAAAGGAGAGTACAATTTAGTCTCTCCTTTTTTATACGAAGTACCTTCTTATAAAGATACTATTTCTTTTTTCAACCTCTTCCACATGGCATGGTTATGTTAGTTAAGATTTAAAGCGACTTGATTTGATAGGTATAAGTTGGTCTCTCCATTTCTTGAAATGAAGATTATCCACAAAGAAAGGCAATCATATGTCTCTCTTCTTAACTGGTTTAATTCAATCTCGTAGAATTCTATCTTTAGTTATAGTCCTTGCTTGTGTACAGTCAGAATGTCTAATTATATTGTTTCTATCAATAGGGAATGTTCACATGAGATATTCTACTAAATCAGTTAGTCTGACTAGCTGATGAATGTTATATTCTCCGAACCCTACTACCTCTATTCATAGAAATTTTGTATTCACATTCTCACATCATCATCGACTACCATTTCATGCATGTCGAAGAATATCTTTTGGGTCTCATATCTTACCACATTCTCCATTAGGTCAGATAACGAAATGTACTGACGCTTTTGCAGGAGATGTAGATAGATATACCATATTAGATTCAAACGTTCATCATGCTGTGTGATGAATAACTATTCCAGTACACGCATTAGTTCACAGACTTTTTTTGTCTGTATCTTTTTTCTCATCGAATGGATACATGGCGTTATTTATTAGAAATTAAATGCACAATTCAATCATCATTAAGAATCTGACTTACTATTCCGTTTTCTTTAATAATTAGCATAGGCACAGATTCTATCTGAAATTCTTTAACTGATTCATCATCGAATCTAAACACTTGGAACTCATATCAGTTTTCTTCTGCTCGTTTCTGAGCGTGTGGTTTCATCATATGGCATTTACTACATGACTCTCACTCTATAAAAATTGCTTCTTTCATGGCTTGATATTTCTTATATAAAAGTTCTAGGAAGTCTTGTCTGCTTCGTGAATATCCCCTCATATTCTTTCTTGGTTTTGTTGGAATAAACATAATAGCTCATAACTGCATTTCCGACAGTTCTTCTTCCGTCATATTCATTGTCTGCACTCATCCTCTCATTCTTTTGTATATCTGAAGTTCTCCATTTTTGTTTGTTAAAATCTAATACAATCTCCTTTATATCGTTCATATGGGTCCTCTATATCTCTACTAGTCAGTGTGTCTAGCAATCGTCTCCTCACATCCTCTCTTAACGCTTTCTCACTAAGTCAGACTGTGGTTATTAATTGCTCTGCTATCATTTGATTAGCAAATAGTGTATGTATAGACCTATGCTGTGTATTCCTTAATAGCTCTACATTCCTATCGTTGCTAGCACCTCATCTTGACTTAGGTAATATATGATGGACCGAATAATTGTTCTCCATTTTAGCCATCTATAGCACTATACATGGAATTAAAATCATTATAATCAATATTATCAAAATTCAGACCATGATTGCTTCTCTATAGACTTCTCTTGGATAGACTCCGAAGTCTCTTCTGAAGTTCCTTTTATGTCGTCTCATTTTCTTCTTGCTATAATTAAAGCACTTACTGCGTCATTCAGATGATAGAATACTCTAGCGAAAGATTTATTTAATGTATATGTATCTTTTTGTAGGTATTCTCTTACTGAAGAATCATCTCCATGTATCTTTCTGAAGACATGGAATCACAATTCTCACTTTGTTATAAAATAGTCCCGCATTTTATTTTTGGTTACGGTATAAACTGCTATTTCATCCCCTGTAAAAGTCTTTCCAACATCTCTCTCATGTACTGTATGTCTTTTTTTATCTCTGCTATTTCTACATCCAGATGAAATCATTGAATTTCTTTTATATCTCTCTCTAGTTGGTCTACTTTAGCTTTCATAGAAGTCCAAGCTATTGCACCTCATATAATAGCAGATACGATACTGATTAATGTTGAAGGCGTGAATATGTAATTTAATCGTACATCCATTATTCTCTATCGTCATGAATTAAAGGGTCTCTCTTAGCCTCTCAGACTTTTTGTCAGAAGTAGAAAGAGATGATAGAAGTGAGAGCAAACTCAAACATCTTTAAGATAGATTGTGCTGTCTCATTCTCTACATTTTTATCAATTACTACTCGTAGAACTAGAAAGCATAACACAGTCATGACTTCTAGTAATACGAATTTAGTAACACTCATTTTGGTTAGAAAGTTCATTTGTTATTTTATATAGATGTAAATTTATTACTTACCGCACTCCAGTTAGGGTCGCTTTCATAACTAGATACTAATGTACTATCTACTCTTATCTCATCTACTTTATTAGCGTCTAATCATGCTGATTGATAACATGAATCTACTACATTTCATAGAATTGTAATAACCATAGGATTTGTAGTATTTCATGCATTATAAAATTGTGAAGCTCTTCTATTACTAGAATTGGAAGCTCATGCAGTCATACTAACTGTAGTTAGTGCAGTACATCACTGATACTGTCCTTCTCTAAACCATTCATATTCACTGAAGTTTCCATTTATCTCTGAAGGTGTATAGCTAAGAGAAGTACATCATTTATACTGGAACACTCTAAAATATGATACACGGCAACCTCAGCTTGTATTAGTTATTGAGAATGCTTCGCTTCATGGAGATACTAGCGAAGTACATCATTCATATTGAGACCCTCTGAAGCTAATAATTTCTATACCTCAACGTTGAGTAACGTTAAATACTTCATTAGCTGAGCTAATCAACGAAGTACATCATTTATATTGGCTTCCTCTGAATCAACCATTGTACGAAGAAACTGAAATCCTAATTCATTGCGGTAAGTATTCTACTGCAGGAGTTATTAATGAAGTACATCACTCATATTGGCTTGCTCTGAATAAATCTATATTTAATGTTCATGGAGACATCGCTTCATTAGGACATGATGTTAATGAAGTACATCATTTATACTGACACGCTCTAAAGCTATCGCTGATATCTACCGTTCCAGATGGCATTACTTCTGTAGCTCATGTTATAAGAGAAGTACATCATTCATATTGAGAATATCTAAATTCTGTCTTAATAGTAGTTACAGAATTAGGCATAGATTCTACTCATGCTCTAGTCAACGAAGTACATCCATAGTATTGTTCAAGTCTAAAATCTTCTCATATAAACGTTACAGTATCTGCCATTACCTCATCTGGTATAGTAGTTAGGTTAGTACATCAATAGTATTGCTGACATCTAAAGAAATTTCATGTGACAGCTGAAGAAGAGGCATATCATTTATAGCTTCAATCATATAATATTTCCCTTAGATAGACACTAGCCGAATTATTATATCAATAACAGAAAGCTCTTGCTCGTCAGTACGATTCTGATACTGGAGTTATCTTTACTGTATGTATACTTCAAGCAGTTAATCATGTAGCTATTGTTAAGAATTTACTCATTGCGGTTGTAGTACCAGATACTTGTGTTGCAGTTCATCAGTCTACAGATACATTTCGATTATAATTTCTAGTACCAGTATAAGCCGACGTAGAGGCAGGTATATATAGATTTCAATAATTGTCCGCTGCAATATTAACTACTATAGATTCAGTTTCATATACAGGTGGTACTGGAGATGAAGGTCGTACCTTAACATCTCCTACAAATACCTTTGAATATGGTATACCACCTACAAAGACTTTACTAGGTGTAGTATTTCATATAGATAATCACATAGTTATAAATCTGATTTATAAAACAAATGTTATTATATTACTTGCTGTTCATGAAGCAGGGTCAGAGTTAGATACTTTTATAGTATACGTAACTCAATTATCTCCACTTATTACTGTATCATGGTCGTCTACGTATTTCTTAGTAGCAGGACTTCAGTTATATAATGGAGTATATGCTGTAGAATAATTATGGCTAGTAGATAAGAAATTAGACCACATAGATGTGAAAGCCGTAATAGTGGCGGTATCTACATCTCAATCCACAATCTTAACATCTACCATAGGAATCTCTAATGCAGTATATCAATTCACATTATCAATATGATAATCATTCTCATTATATATAGCATAGAATGGAAGTACTTGCCATGTATCTCACGTCTGCGGATTGCTGTGATTAGTAATTACATCTGGCAAGAAGAATCTGTATCATGATTGAGGTGCTTCTCATCGGTCAGATTTATATGCCTTTATAATAGGCAAATTTCATTCGTTATACCAATCTATAGCGTCTTGCACTATTGATAGGTTAGGAGTAGGATTTGTACTGGAATTAATAGTGAATAACTGAGTCTTTGAAGTGTTAGTTATTACATAATTCGTAATATCTATTCACTCTCATGCTGAATATGTATGTCATCCTCATCCACCTCATCATGATTCGTTCTGCCACTCATATCAATGCTGTGTCTTTTTAAGCACTTGTCATGTAGAACCTGTATTATCTGGCTCGAATTCTTTTACAATCACATCCCCAGTACGTCAGTTTACGCTATCTACTCATCATGAAACACTATCTACCCATTTATATCATGTATTTGTCTTTCTAAGAACTTGTCACATAGTACCTGCGTTTTCTGGGTCGAATGGTTTAGTATTGCTAACTACATTATTACTATTTATATCGATTCAATCTCATTCAGTATATCATGCAGCAGATATTACATTATTTTGGTCTATAGTAATGTTATTTCATGCAGTTAATGCGTCTTGTTTATTATTCCATGTAGTCTTCTCTTGTGAAGTAACGAATAGGTTAGTACTTCATTGAGCAATATTATCTGTAGTATCTGTCTGCTTATTAAAGTAGTTAGTTAAGTCTATCCCTGTACCTCATATATCATTCCATTGACTTCAATCCCAAGCATATAATGTATGGCTACCTTCTATATAGTAGCAGTCTCATACACTAGGATTCTGAATATTAGATAAGTCTGACACAGTAGATAAGTTTCATTTATAAGTCATAACTCAACTTACGTCAGCAGCAATGATTGTGTTTCATGTATTAGGGTCTACTGTAATAGTTATTCTAGTTCATGGAGTTAGTATATCTTGTTTCTTTGCTAACTCATCATCTACATATTTCTTAGAAGTAGGGTCTCAATCCTGTGTAGGAATGAAAGCCGTAGAATAAGACTTTCAGATTTCTAATACTTTTAATAGAGTAGTATTAGTAGAACTATCAATTCCAGTTACAGTATCTACTCAATCCCAAGTAATAGTTATCTCATTATCCATTAATGTAGAGTATCCATTATTTCATCGTTTTACACTAAATGGTAATTGACGGAATATTAATTGATTTACACTTTCTGTAGTCTCATGACTGAATACATATAAACATGGGTCTGTAGCCAGTATACTTGCAGGAGTATATTTGATTAATGGCATATTCCCTTCTAGGTACCAATCTAATATAGTTTGTCCTGCTGTTAGATTGTCTGTACTATCTAGGTCAAACGTTCTAGTATTACAGCTCAGATGAGAACTGCTTCATAATAGAATCCATTGTCAGTCTCATAGGTCTACATATAAGTTTCAATCATTAGCATAGATAAGTCTGGCGTAGTCTCAACTAGTTGTCTTCCAGTTAAGAATCAATCAACTTTGTTGCCATCAATCTTCTTCTAAAATTCTCCCTGTAGTAACTCATACAGGGAAGTCGTCATCTGGCTCTATTCAATCTGGAAGCTGTAGGTCTACATACAATTCCCTGTTTTCATTCACATGAATCAGATTATTTGCTTCTCTTAATAGAACATTAATGACATGGTTATTAGTGATTTCAATACCATCTCATCATGTGTATGGTATGAATCAGTCTTTAATTCTTGTTGCCATATCTATTTAATTAAATCAGATAAAGTTTTTATAGGGTCTTCGGTCTCAGCTATATATTTTATATAGTCGTTCAAATCAGGTCAGCTTTTCTTCTCTGATTTTATCTCCTCTATATGCTTATTATCTATAAGCCATTGTAATAGCTGTTTTCATCTCTCTATCACATTCTCTTTTATAAAGGTTATATCTTCCTCGTAAATATTTGCCTCTATTTTTCTGCTCTTGTAAAATAGTTTTATTAGCTCTATTAAATCCGACATTTTAATATAGTTATATGGTAAAATTAATAATCATATTCTATTTTAATATCTTTGAACGTACCTGTAGGAGAACCGTTCACTCACGCAGTCACTACTATATAGTTCCAATTTACATTTACTAATGTGGTAGATATATCTATAAGATATGTGCTAGGATTGGCTTCGTTAACTATTGTACAATGTCTAGTATTTGTTGTTTTATTTAGTTCTAGCACTATCTCATAGCTCTCTCACGAAGTCGCCCATAGTGTTGAACTTGCAACAGATGAACTACCTCATCCAAACCATCTCATTCTATGAGATGACGACGTTAACATTCAGAAATATACTCAACATCAATTGTCGCTATTAAAGTTAGGACCTGAGTTTACTCAAATTTTTCCTGCACCAGACCAAGTTCAAACCGTACCATATATCCAGAAGTGTCAAGTAATTCTTACTCTAGTAGCACTAGGTTCACTTACAGGCAATCCAAAGAAAAAGCCATCAGCGTTGCTATCAAATCAGTTAGCTCATCGGTATACGGTTGAAGTACCAGTAGCCTGCCATCAGTCGGCTTGCACTATAGCCGTACTTTTATTTCTAAAATCATAGTAGTAGTAATTAGCAGGTCGTATCTTAGTATCTCATTCATATACTTCCTGTATTTGTTTTTGTACTACTCCTGTTACTCATCACCATATATTATTATTAGTATTACTGAACCAGTTATTTGAATTAATCTTAACAAAGTGGCTATCTGAGTATGGATTCTGCCATCCGTATCCTGTAGTGTCCTGTAATGTTGTATATGTACTTAGAGTTCCAGAATATGGAAATCAGTAATAATTTCAGAATTGGAAGAAACTTCCTGTATTGCTATCACTTACTGTATCTCCATTATTATACACCACTGTAGCTCATACGTTTTTATCTTGCATAGTAATCCATTCACTTCAGTTCTTAATTGATATAAGTCAGAGTGTAGAATTATACCATACTTTACCACTTATTGTCTCTGTCCAACTACTATCTGGTGCTACAGGTGCGTCTTTGAATGCTCTTATAGGATATCAGTTAGCAGGTTTATCGTCTGCATACATCTGTGCTACACTAGTAGATTCTATTCCCCAACAATTAGCCTTATCTTTTGCTGACATATCATACGTCCAATATCTACTGAATCAGTATGTTGTGATTATGTTTGCAGTTTTTCTATCTCTATATCAACATTTTGGTATATGTAAGTATGTGAAATAATCATCTCATGATGTTCATACTACATTCAGAACTGCTGTTCGTTCTGCTGTTGAAGGAATATGAAAACCAGAATTACACGGTCATTGTATGGCCGAGTAATCTGGTCCTCAATCATATATATTTGTTACTAATGTGTCTCCCATATAAATATCCATTGTACTAACCTACAAAAGTTAAAACATTACTTGGAGTTCAAGCTGCAGGAGGAGTGCTTGATTTTTTAATTATATAAGTAACTCATGCGTCTCAACTGACTACTGATATATCTGATTGCATTGCAACAGTATTAGAATCGACACTAATTGTGTTACTAGTTATATCTATTCATGTACCTGCAGTATATGAGCTTCATCAAATCGCATTCCAGTTAGTACCATCATAAGATTTCAATACATCATTGGTCGTATCATACCATAGCATTCACTCTGTAGGATTACTAGGTGCAGTTGAAGATATTTTAGTATCATTAATAACTACGACTCAAGTACTTCAGTTTACACTTTTAACTTCTCATGCAGTCTGCCATGCAGTTCAGTCGTATATCTTTAGTACTGCATTAGTTGTGTCATACCAATAAGCTCATTGAGATACTCATATTGGTGCGGAACTAGATATCATAGGTACTGATTTGATTTTAAGGATTGTCTCTCATGTAGGAACCTCTTCATATGTGGTTCATTGAGATACTCATCATCGGAGATTACTATTTACTGGGTCGTCCCATGAGTTAAATGATTGATTAATGAATGTAGATGAATTGTAATAGTTTCATGGTCCGTATACACTAGCGTCTACTCTTGTAGTGCTTATATTAGTAGGTAATGTAGTCCATGAGAATGGATGGTTATTTCATCGTTGGTAGTAATGTCAACAGTTAGCTTCTGTCAATGTATCTCATCGATTAAATACTTCAGTAGCTCATAAGTTTTTATCTGCTATTGTAATCCATCAATATTCTAATGTGGCTCTTATAGATATAAGTCATAGTTCTTGACTCCAGAATATTCACGCTCATTGCTCTGTAGATGAACCATCGAATAATGTAACCCAAGTTGAATCTGGCTCTACTGGCGTGTCTTTAAATGGACGTATTGTCAATCAACAACATTTGTTAATATATTGATTGCTTGTAGAGTCAAAATTACTAGACCCCCAAAAATAACCACTACTACTACTATATTGATTAGCACATCGCATTCTTGAAGATGAATCTTTGTCGTAGAAAGCCGTCCCAGTACTATATAGATATCATGCTTTAGGAATCTTCATATATGTAGCGAAGCTTACGGTATCATTACTAGTCCAAGCATGTAATGTGATTCATTTGCTTCTTAAGCTATCGGCCTCAGATTTTAAAGGTATATGGAATCATGCAGGACATGGTCCCATAGTATCTTGACACAATACTCTCTCGTATACAGGGTCATCAAATATATCTATATTAGTACTCTCTGTTAATCAATCCTGTTTGTTAGCTACCTCTGTCTGTGTAGCAACTACTTGTGTATCTACTGAAATAGATAATGTAGGAGTAGGATTGCTTCTAGTTCTATTAGCACTAGTAATTGAGATTCAGTTTCATGCTTGTAATAAGTCTTGCTTAGCGTCTAAAGCATTCTGTAAATCTGTTTGGTCTGATAATGTTCATGTTATTTGTCCCCATGCCGCTGCTCATCCTCATCATCAGATAGAATTCCATTGAGTTCAATCATACACTTTAAGTTCATCATTTACTGTATCATACCATAGCATTCATTCTACGGCTGATGATGTAGGTGCTGAACTTCATGTATACAAGTTAGATTCTGCAGTCCATCATCTATTGTTATATGAATTAGAATAAGAATCTACTACCCAAATATATGGAGGTACCTCTACACTTCTCATTACTGCATAAATTACATTCTGAGGATAAATGTAGACTTCTACATCTCCTTGAACTGATACTCATGTAGGCATATCGCTCAGACTTACTTGTCATAAGTATGCACTTCCTACAGGTAGGTTAAGGTTTTCTATACTAGTTAAGAATTGTGCTGTAGTTCCAGACGTATTAAACGTATTAGGGAAGGGACTAAATGTAGTTTTATCATCTACATATTTTTTAGTAGCAGGATTGTAATCTGCACTAGGTGTATATGATGTAGTATTATTCTTAGCCAATACATCTGAAGTATTAGCTTTAGCATTTAATGCATTTGATAAGTTAATATTATCATATGGGTCTCATGTAATAGCAGAAAAATCTACTCATGTAGATACTTGTAGTAACCAACGGCTTCAATCATATAAATATACGTATCATTCATCTACATTATCTGTTTCTATAGTAGTACTAGCTACTCATGTATATTCAGTTCATTCTGGTCTATAGTTAGTAGTATTATCAACAACAGATACTATAAAGTAATCTCATGTTGTATATTCATATGGCAACGTAGATGGTGTACTATCTGCTAATCATGTACTACAATCCCAAAGACTTAGGAATCTAGTCATAGTAGGTACTACCGCACTTATAGTCTTGCCATCTGAATCGATATGGATATTATTTCATGCTATTAATTTATCCTGTTTATATGCTAATAAGTCATCTACTTCAGTTTTAGTATATAACTGAGTAAATGTTCATGTTCAGTTATCTACATAGATTTCTCATCCATCCGTGTAGACTAGTTTTATATTATCTCATGAGGTAGTTTTTGCACATAGAATAGTTCAAGTCCAGTCCCAACCATTGTCTTCTATAATCCTTCAAGTAGTTACTCCTACAGGAAATACATCAGTAGGTCTTATTTCATCATCTAACTGAAGGTCACAGAATAATTCATTGTTCCCTGTTAGTTGAAGGAGATTGTTTGCCTCCCTCAACAAGAGATTAATTTTCTTATCCTCTGTAATCTCTATTGCAGTACCTCATGTATAAGGTTTCTTTCATTCTACTGCTCTTACAGTCATTATTACTTAGTTTATTGAATTAAATTATTCGTATCTATATGTCCCAGATTGGTGCATTATCATCTTAAATGGCATATGTGGTTCATTTAGTGACTCTTTAGCAATATGCTGTACTAGACTTGGACAGGTCCAATACCTTTCTATCTTCTCTTGCATTAAGAATTCATTTATTCATCTGGACCATCTATGATTATTAGCTTTTTCATTAGTTTCTAGGAATTTAGATAGTCTTTTCCCTATACCTGCAGGGATATAGTATGCCTGTGTAGATACAAATGGTCTGTTATAAGGTTTGCTATTTTTTTTATTTTCTATTTCTGGTTCTTCTGATTTATTGCTTAAATAGAACATAATAAATGAATATGGTCTTTGTTCTATTTCAGCCATTGCTTTCTCATAGAAGTTCTTACATAGCTCTATATCATCTTCCATTACTAGCATTGATTCATCCGAATCTACTACTCTCTGGAGAGTGTGACATGGATTATGGTCTATATCCCATACTACTTCTGTCTCCTTTGGGAGAGAAGATAACATTTTCTCGACATTATCTTCTCTCTCTTTACAAGCCATTATTCTGATTAGCATTATTGGTTTTGAATGAAATAACATCTAACTTGCATATTCCCCGTTATTGGGAGGAATACAGAGTATTCACATTCCCACTCTTGTGTGGATTCATTATAATAATACCAACCATCATTATGATATCCTGTATTTGCAGTAGGCGTTATAGACATTAATAATTGTGCGTCTGGGTCTAAATCAGGGTCCCCTGACCGAATTTCTGCATTAATATTATCACTACCATTTAAATATAGTAGTGTACCTATAGGTGCTTGTGCTGTAGTTGGACTTATGGTTCAACCTCATTCTTGGTTATTTGTTTCATCTCGTGGTGTGAATGTTACAGTATATCATTCAACTTGAAACGTAGCAGTAATAGTTAATGTCTCAGTTACTGTAGCAGGTAATGTTCCCCAACTAGAGAATCCATATCCAGTCTCAGCTGTAGCTGTAATCTCTGTTTCTCCTATAGTTAATACATTATCTTCTGCACTAATAGCAGTTCCATAAGGAACTGTTACTGAATTAGATGATACGCTTCCTCATGCTACAGGGTCTACTGCTATAGTTACAGTATAGTTATTAACTGTAGCTGTATATGTAGCTGTATAAACAGTTTTCTTAGTAATCTTTGCTACTTCTGGATTCCATCATGCAAATGTATAAGTGTATTGAGCCGTAGCAGCTCTTGTAGGGTCAGCAGGTGCTGTAGGTTTAGTACCTTCTTTAACTTTACCTTGTTTAAGTACTGTACCATCCCAATCTTTAAACACATATGATACTTCATCTCCACTTTCCCAAGTAAATAGGTCTGTAGGATTATTAGTATCGTATACTCACATATCATCATCTCAATCTACGACTTTCCAAGTAGGTCAATATGTTTTACCGTCGTTTAAAGCACTCTGTGTATATTCTAACCATTGTGCCATGTCGTAATAATACATCTTATCAGTTCCTTCGTCTACCCAAAGTTGACATTCATGTCATGTAGGTCATTTTACGAACACCATTTTCTTATTAGTGATGTCCCATAATCTTTTTAATTGCATAGTTTAAATAAATAATAAATAAATCTGACTACCTAGCCACTACTTTAATTACATCTCATGCTTGTCACATAACCAATGGTCTGTTTAAAGCAGATACTTGTCTATTTCGTGGTAAGTGTAGCTCTCAACTAGGATTCAACTCTATGAAGTCTGCTCTAGTTCCATCATTCACTTGATTCTGGTCTGTATAATCTGACACTAGGATACTTCATGCATTATCCTCATCTGCAGTTATACATAGAGAATCAAACATAGCTCAGAATCAATCTACTACTTTATCATTAGTATCTATTCTGTCTAATAGCTTCTGTCTTTCTATTCATAGGTCGATTGGTAGCTCTATCCATGTTCAATCCATTACAAATGTTGCTATCATTTCATGTTCTTTAATAAATAAAGTTTCCTTTGATACTCGTCTGGTTCTTGTCATTTAACCTCGAGTTCCATTTCTTTTTTTACTTTTGTATTTGCTATCTGAAGTAATTCAGCATTTTTTCTCTTTGTCTCATCTAGCTCTCTTTCTAGATGAAACTTGTTTATATCATTCTCATACTGTCTAGAGTTCTCATATCTTTTAATCTGATTATCTTCATAGATTAGATTATCAGTTATGCTATACCTTGTATCGTATTCTCTATACTTATTCTGGAATCCAGTCAGCTTTTTATTACTCCTTAGAATGATGTTTCACTCACTACTCACATATACATACATCCTAACATGGTATAAGTACTAAATCCCAATATACAGTAGCACAAGGCTTATCTAAATCTGTTCATCAATATAGTTGATAGTACGGTATATAGCAATTATCGTTTACTGTGATTTTACTAAATACTATGTCGTCCAAGTTCTCAACAAACTCATTCTTATCGCATAGCATGTATTTAGATATAACTAGATATTCTCCACTAGGAACTTCTATCATAGATAATCCAACACTCTCATGTCAAGATATGAATGTTTTATCGCTGTAAACCATAGGTTGTTTCGATAGCTTTTTTTGTAGATTTCTTATAGAATCACTCATGCTTAGAATTGTTCCACTCTGTGTTTCTATCATCGTCTTAGCGTCAGCAATAACCTTATAAAGCTGACTTATTTCTTCATCCTGCTTTTTAATCTTTTCTCTTAATTCACTAATCTGGTCTTGTTTGTTATTTATCTTGTTTGTGAACTCTTCTCTCATCTCTTCTACTCTAGTCCAGTCATATCAGAGTTTAGTCAGCCTTCTGTCACATCTTTCTAATGCCTCTTTAATGTTAGCTATCTCTCTATATGCTAACTTTAAATCTTCGTCATCATATCCTATCTTTAATTCTAGTGGTTCTTTGAATGCTTCACTCTCTAGTTTCCAGACAGATTTCTTTCCTTTCTTATTAAGTTCAGCTTTCTGTAAGTCTAAATAAATACTCTTTACTTCCATAGGTTAAGATAGAATATAAATCTGATGGTACTATACGCCTGTGGGGTGCAATATTGAAATTTAAAAAAGACACCGATTTGCAGGTGCCTTTCTTATTTATCTTGTAATTGACCGCTATAGGAATATAGCCAACAACGCAGCTATAGGTAATAACTCTAGTATCAACAATATTAATCATGCAAGCACTCATAATATCATAGATATAACAGATATTAATCAATCACGTACATTAGTGAATATCTCTTTACGTCTAGAGCATAAAGACTGTATATCTATATATAATATAAGATATGGTGCTATAATACAATATAACAACTGTAATAATGCTTTTTTCATGTTTATAAAGGTTAGGAAATAAACATATTAGTATATTACATTTTTCTAGTTAAAAGTCAACCTATTTTCACTTTCACTTAGGAGATGTACTCTTTGATTTTCATATCTTAGAATCTGTTATATCATTACCTTGTAAGTCGTATATCTTACCTTCTTTATTTAGTCATCATATAACAGGTCTCTCTTCTACATTAAATGCCTTTTCAATAGCACTTACATCAGCTTCATTTGCTCATATAGCATATAGTAAATCTTGTAGTTTAGGAAGTTTATCCATCAAAGAATCAGTTTTGGTATTTTCTATGTCTGATGATTCAATTATATCTTCTAAGAAGCTCTTAGTGTCTGTAGAGTACTTATATTTCTCTGGATTGTAATTCCATTCATCTAGTAGCTCTATAAACGCTGACACATTAAATCATTCTCATGGTATGTTCTTCTTTTCTTCATAGAAAGCCTTTAATATAGTAGGTAGGTCTTTTTCTAGAGTAGTAGGCTTATATGGTTCTCTAGCGTCAGATATTGCATTATTATATATATTCTTTCATTTGCTTAATACAGTATCTACTACATTTCATACTGAACCCATTATCTTCCTTTTAGTAGAAGGTATTTTTTGTTTATCCCTCTCACTAGAGATTTTATCAGCCTTTTCGTTAGCAAACTTCTTTACTTTAGCTAGATTACTATATATTGTGTCAGTCACAGTCATGAACTTATCAATGAATGGATGAGTACTTTTAATAGAATCCTGTAATCAGTCTCTAACACTCTCTACTGATTTCTGACTAGTATTATTCTTCAAATGGAAATTGCTATCAAATGAGTTTGAGTTTATAGATATTTCTCTGGCTAAATTCTTCTTATCTAATTCAGTTATCTCTCAATTTCTATATTTTGTCTCATACTTATCTAACTTAGCTAAATTATCTGGTTGTCATGCATATAGCTTTCTCAATAAGTCTATAGCGTCCATAACTGGATTGATAGTAGCTCAATTCTTTGTAGTATATGTGTCATTTGATGGACCAGTCTTTTTATTCTTTATTTGCTTTAATATAGAATTCTGTATATCGATTATTCATCATTGAGTATCTCTAACTTCATTTACTAGTCATTCAAATGTCTTAGTTCATCAGTTTAGAACTCTGTCTGGAAGATTAATAATTCAATTAGATAAATCTGGCTTTAAAGACCTGTCTTTTGGCTCTAATAGAGTTCATGCAAAGTCAGCAAGTACTCTTTGAGATTTAACTTGTCTCTCTTGCTCTGCGGCAGCGTTCTTTTCTCTTTCTAGAGCCTGTTTATTCTGCTTTTCAAGTTCTTTTCTCTGTTTTAGCTCTTCGAACGCCTTAATTATATCTCATTGGTTATTCTCTATGTCTTTTACGAAGTCTTTAGCACTATTCTGCTTCTTCCTAAACATGAATCTGAGTAATAATCATATTATCTCTTGTCATATAAACTGGTCTCGTTCTCTCTGGCTTTCTTCATCTGCTAGCGAATCTCTATATTGTTTAAGTCATGGAAGTTTATTAGCATAGAATCACACTTTTTCACTTCATGCTCATATAAGTCAGATTGCGTCTTCTACATATGGAGTAGCTCATAGAGTAGAGAATCATATATTAGTTAGCAATCAGAATGGATTAGTATTCATTAGATTAACCGTTCATCACATGATAGTATCTTTTAATCATTCTTTAGAACTAGTATATTTATCTAGTAATGATGGATTAATTCTAATATCTCTATCTACATTTCTCCAGTCTTCATCAGTAAGATTAGAACCATAAGTATTATAAGCATAATCTTGGATAGCTCATATAGTTCATTTTCAATCATACATATTAGAGTTATTCCAGATTGTTCTTATTCATTGTCATGATTTATCAAAAGACCATTTAACATTGTCCCATAGTTTCTCAAAGAATCATTTAGCTTCCTCTTCTTGCGTAGGCTCAACCCATCATAATCTAATAAGATATGGAGTAATGTCAGTCTCTTCTGGATGTAGAATATAATCTTTCATTATATTATAAGTAAGTTGAGGATTTTTTGTGTTCCAGATGTATGAATCTAGTAAATCATCGTTTGCTATTCATTCAGTATTATATCATCTCTCCTTACCTTTCTCTTTAAGATAGAATGCGAACTCTCATTTCCTACATTCTCTGTCATAAGATTGGCATAACTCTTGATTATCAGAAGTAAGAGATTTTTCAAACATACTCTCCAATTGTGATTGGTTTTCTTGCGTAGATGTATTATTAACGCTATTCCTAATCTGTGCTTTGCGTTCGTTCATTGAGTTCGCTAGCATTCTTATTGGAGACATCTGTTCATTAACTCATACAGCATTTTCTACGTTCTGAGTTATATTTTGATTTTCTTCTCACATTTGCGGATTATTATGTAAGTAAAATTATTATATATCTTTCATAGATGGCATTCATGTAGGATTCTGAGCAACATCTCATGTAGAGAATCAATTGAATGTATCAGATATTGCGTCATCAGAATCTTTCTTATCTGTTTTAACTCATGAAGTATTATTCGTAAGTATCGCAACATTTACGTTAGTTCTTCATTCTTTTTTGTCTTTTACAAATTGTTGCCATTGTTCATCAGAATAATCTTCATGGAATGTAGCTTTCCATACTGCGTTCAATAAGTCTTTATAAGCGTCTGTAAAATCTTTATCAGTACTTCACAATCATGTAGCCTGTTTAAGAATAGTAGCAGCGTCTCATATCATCTTCCATTCAGCCTCAGTAACCTGTCAGAAACTTACATTATTATTCCTAGCTGTTACCATTTTCTGTAGTTTTAATTCAGCTATTAATTTATCTAAAGAAGCATTGATAGGTCATGAAAGAATTTCCATTCATAATGGGTCATATCATACAGACCAGTTAATATCAAATTCTCAGCTATCTTCGATTCTTCAAGCGTCTTCTAACCTCAGCCATAATGCAGCCATATCTTCAAGAACATCTATTCATGCTTGATTTCATTGATTCTGATTGTATTGTGTCCAGTTCCTATACATTGTTCAGAATTCTTGTTCTGTTATCTTGTATGTATTTAATATATCTTGGTATCATTTACTACTAGCTCATAGCTTTCAAGTTTTAAGATATTGCTTAAACGCTCATTCTAATGCAGGGTCAAATCAGAACTCCCATCATTTATATCAATATCATTTAGTATTTGATTGGTATTCTATTCATGGATTATCTATATAATATGCCATATTATTAATATCTCATCATTCATTTGGTAACCACACATCAGTAATGTACTTTTTCCTCTCTTCATCGCTCATATTATTCCATCTATCTACAGTCATTCACAATCTATCCATATAACTCCATGAAGTAGTATTAAATGGGTTTTTACCTGCTGCTATAGCTTTATTTAGCACTTTGATTGTAGTATCTAATGGGTCTCAAATAAGTTTAGCATAATACTGTCTATTTCAGTTAGAGTTTATAAACGAATCTGTACCGACTTCATAATCTACTCATAATTCTGCTCATGCTCGTTTCATCCAATCTACTGTCATATTAGTAGGATTGTTGTTTCTCTCAGCTACTGTATAATTTGATTTGTCATTAGTAGTAGTTGTTTTGCTAGAATTAATAGCTTTATACCATTCTAGCTCATTAGCGTCTTTCTTTAAATCATATTCTGCTTCTCGTTCTGCATGAGATAGTTCTGTTTTATATCTATCATAAGCTGCATTATATCTTCATTCTAATATAGAAAGCTGATTTTGAATCTCTTGGCTTCTATTATTAATATAAGCATTTACTATATAATCTGGTACATCTCACTTAAATATGTTATTGGCTTCTTTCCTTAATCATAACATTCTTTGTTTTAAAGTATACATATCAGCTGCTATATTATCCATAGTCTCTTCTGCATTACTAGCTCATTTGTTAGATTGTAGTATACTATCAATAGATTTTAAAAGCTGAGTAGCACTAACGCTTAGAGAAGAATTATTGATTGCATAATTAGTAACAGAATCTGCCTTATTATTCTTTTCAGCAGCTGTTTCATAATCATACGTACCATTAGTTATAGAGTCTATAACGTCTTGTCATTGTAATTGCTTTAATATATCTTGTACTTCTTGATATTTAACAGGATTGAATATCTGCATGTCTCTATAAGCCTGCTCTCAATATGGGATTTCTCATGTCCGCACACTAGCTGCTATAGATGATGAGTCCATAGAATTGATAGCTTTAAAATTTGCACTTCTACTAGCGTCCATAAGATTAAATGGACTATTTACATCCTCATTAGTCTTTATTCACTTAGTAGCTTTTCATGTATCTGCAGTAGACTTACCATAAATAGTAGTACTAGTATCTTTATCTAGATTCATCTCTGGTGCTTCTTCAGATTTATTTTCTTGTGGCTTCATTTCTCACATTCTCTTATAGATAGATTCTATTGTATTAGCTCTATCCATCTCTGTAGAGTTATTCCAATCTGGCTGACTAGATAAATAATATGCTATCTCTTCCTTAGATAGTTTTCATTCATTATATAAAGCTGAAGCAATATTATCGTTTCTTCTAGCTATATATCATGCTTCTTGTGCGTTCTGCTGTCTAGCAGCTTCTCAGTATTTATAAGCGTCTAAATCTGATGTAGTAATGTCTGGATTGTATTCTATATTAGATGTATTCACTCATTCTCATTCGTTCTTAGAAGCTAATCATCCTAATGTAGACTGATGTTCTGGATTACTGTCATCTCCATACATACTATAATTTAGATTCGCATTCTGAGTTCATACAATGTTCTCTTCTGGGTAATCTTCTCTGTATGCTATAGGGTCTAGCATAGGTTGGTCTTTTTTACTTGCCATTTAATTAAATATTATAAGCTAAATCTATATATTCTACCATTCGTCGATTAGAATTATTCGCCATCTCTGATGTTATATCATTTCAGCTCTGGTCCTCTACTTTTAACTCTAACCAATCTCATTTATCTAAGTCACATTCTATATATCCAAACGCCGTCATCCTTAATATCTCTCATCACGTATTCCATTCCCAGTCAAATACAGCTCTATCTACAGTAGTTCAATCTGATTTATGTTGCAGGATATAACTATGTATTCTAGTAATGTCAGAACTAATATTGTTAAACTGTTCCTTATGTTGCAATCTATATCTTCATTTCTTTACTATGTCACATGCTATATATCACGTATGTCATCATGGAGTAACGTACTCTCATTTACTTTGTCATCGATTAGTACTTCAACTAGGCTCTACGCTCATATGCATTATATTCGGTTCCCATATCTCTATTGTATTTGTTGGTGTTCAATCTAACTTGGTTCATATAATCAGACTTCTTCATGCACTACTACCGTAATACTTATTAGAATATATTAACGTATCTCTTAGAGAAATAAATTGGTCGTACGTTGCAGGTCTATTATTATCAGAAATAGGATACCCAACTGGAGTAGCTCTATATCAATATAATCATTCATCCTGTAATCGTTCCATTAGTTATTAATTAATATCGTAAACATTATTAATCTTATCTTTGCAATGATATTTAATATCAATCTGTCTTACTATTGGTGTGCTTCTCTCTTCATATCAATTAGTTGCCTTTCATCTATTTATTACTATAGCATATGTTATCGTCTGCCAATCAAACTTGAAAGCTGATTCTGAATCCTTTCATAAATCATTAAATAAGTTAGACTTCTCCGTCCTAGTCTTACCGCTTTCTTGGTCTATATGCATAACCTTAAACCAGTTATTAGCAGTAGTAAAGACGGATGTAGATTTCCATAGGTTATTAGGACTTACATATACATCTATCCATCAGTTTTTAGATACCAATGGGTTAAGCTCGAAGTTCATTCTTATCTCATCTAACATCTTAGTGATAGTTCCTCATTCTCTTCATTCAAACTGTCTAGAAATCAGAACTCATTTCTCTTGGTATCAATCTACTCATGTGTCATATAATCTCATAGCTCGACATCAGTCTGAATCTGATACATATAAGAATCATTTATTTATACACATTCAGTAGACCTGCTTACCACTAGTTATCGTATCTCTTAATTGCCACTTCATATATCATTTATCATATCCCTGTGGATTATAATTGAATTTAAAGACACCATAAGCGTCTGCGATGTAAATTCATCAGTTATTATAGTCTCATGAGATAGATGTCGGTCATACAAAATAAGGTGCCTTATAATTCGTATCATATACGTTTAGACCTGCTCTTTGAGTGAATAATTTCACTGGAGTAGCTCACATCATTTTGTTTAAGTCT